ACCCGCAGAGCATTACTTGAGCTGCCCCTACAATGTGGCAGTCGAGTGTGCCGAGTGTGACATGGAACACGATTGCTTTTCCTGCGGTTGGTTTCCAATGGAGGACCACCGGCGGCGTGAGGTGCTGCGTAAGTTGGCAAAGCATAACTGTTTGAGAAGGGAGGACAAGCGCCATGTATGAAAAGCTCTGTGCGATCCTGGACGCATTGCGTGAACAAGGAATCACTTGTAAAGCGGAAACAAATGCCTACTCCGGTATTTGGGAAATCGTTGCTCTTGTGCCGATTGCCTGCGGTGTGAAGTTTATCCGCTATCCGCTGTCCTATTCCTTTATTGAAAGCTACACGACTTCGTATCTGGTTTCCCATGTGATCAAGGAGGTGCTTGCATAATGTCCCGCTACACAAAATTCACCTTCCCCATCAGCGCATATCAGCCCCAGGCGCTCCAGGAGGGCTATAGCGAGAAGGAATTGCGGAGGGAATATTCCCGCCTCCGGTCCGTGGCCCGAAAGCGTCTGGAGCGCTTCGAGGGATCGGAATTCGAGGATTCCAATGTATACCGCTATAATAAGGGGAAATACGTTCCTCTGTCCCAGGTATCGAACAAGGGCGAGCTGGTCCACCTGCTTTCTGATGTGGCCCGCTTTCTGACCGCAGAGGCGGGCAGCGTGACCGGTCAACGTGCGATCCGTGACAAGGCCATAGCAACATGGCACGATAAGGGCTATGACTGGATCAATAAATCCAATTATGCAGCCTTTGCCCGCTTCCTGGAGTTCTCCCGTGAGTTTGTGGGACAGCCCTATATGGAGAAGGCCGCCGAGTTATTCCGGCGGGCAGATGACCAGGGCGTTTCGGTGGAGCAGATCAAAAGTAATTTTGAATGGTACTGGAAAAACTTCGATCCCGATTCGTCAGAGATGCCGACACCACCCAGGAAGCGAGGCCGCAACAATGGCAGAAAGCGCAATCGTTAGGCCGGAGCAATTCGACTTCGGATGGCTGAATGAGATACCGGCCCAGAAAAAGAAGCGTGGTAACAGCGGCAGCAGGCAGACCCGGACCTATAAGGATATCATTACCGCTTTCGATATTGAAACAAGTCCCATACCGGGCACAGAGCAAGCGGCTATGTATATCTGGCAATGGCAATTTGGGCTTGCGTATACGGTGATGGGCCGGACTTGGGATGAGTGGCGGGGCTTTGTTGGTGCGCTTCTCCGCTTCATACCGCAGGACCAAAGTCTTGTGATCCTGGTGCATAATCTTTCGTATGAGTTCCAATTTCTCCGTACCGTCTACGATTTCAAGCCCGAGGAAGTTTTTGCCGTGAAGTCCCGCAAGGTGCTCAAATGTACCATGTATGATAAGCGCCTCGAATACCGCTGCACCTATCTGCATAGCAACATGAGTCTTGCCCAGTATACCAAGAAAATGCGGGTGGAGCATCAAAAGCTGGACGGCGAGGAGTTCGATTATTCCAAGGTACGCTATCCCTGGACCCCATTGACAGACCGGGAGCTGCAATACTGTCAAAACGATGTGCTGGGCCTGGTGGAAGCATACCAGGCAGAAATGGACCGGGATCATGACAATCTCCAAACCATCCCTTTGACTTCTACCGGCTATGTCCGGCGAGATGCGAAAAGGGCTATGCGGATGGCGGGCCGAAAGATGGTCCACGATTCCCAGCCGGACCTGGAAACATACCGTATGCTGCGTGAGGCATTCCGGGGAGGAAACACCCATGCCAACCGTTATTTCTCCGGTAAGATCCTCCGCAATGTGTCCAGCGCTGACCGATCCAGCAGCTACCCGGACGTGTTGTGCAACTGTAAATTCCCCATGGGTCGATTCCGTGAGCTGGAGGACCCCACGCTGCACATGATAGAGCGCTTGATCCGTCAGCGGCGAGCTGTCCTGTTCCGCTTCGCGGTCTGGGGCATCACCATGCGGGATCCCTTCGATGGTTTCCCCTATTTATCACGGGCCAAATGCCGGGAAGTGATTGGGGCCTGTTATGACAACGGCAGAATCTTGTCTGCTGAATACCTGGAAACCACCGTGACAGATGTGGATTTTTGTATCATCCGGGATCAATACCAATGGGACAACATCCAGATCCTGGAGGCCAGATATACCTGGTACGGATATTTGCCCCGGCCCCTGGTGCTTACCACCATCGAATACTATACCAATAAAACCCGGTTAAAGGGCGTGGAGGGGCAAGAGCAGTTTTATGAGAAAAGCAAGAATCTGTTAAATTCCCTTTATGGTATGATGGCCCAGGACCCGGTCAAACAGATCATTGACTTCCTCGCAGATGATCCCCAGCAATTCGTGGAGCGCACGGATGATATCGGGGAGCTGCTGGATAAGCATTCAAAACGGGCGTTCCTCTGCTACCAGTGGGGTGTGTGGATCACGGCATGGGCACGGTTACGGCTCCAGGAGGGCTTGAACCTTGCGGGTCATAATGCGGTGTACTGCGACACCGATTCTGTTAAGTATATCGGCCTGGTAGATTGGAGCGCCTACAATGCCACGCGGAAAAAGGACAGTAAAGCATCCGGCGCTCACGCCACCGATCCCCACGGAACAGAGCACTACATGGGTGTATTTGAAGCGGAAAAGCCGTACAGTAGATTTGTGACCATGGGTGCTAAAAAGTACGCCTATGACTACGGTGACGGAAAGACCCATGCCACTATCTCCGGTGTGAGTAAAAAGTGGGGAGGTCCGGAGCTGGATGCCGCCGGTGGCCTGGAAGCGTTCAAAGAAGGTTTCATCTTCACCAAGGCCGGAGGTACCGAAAGCATCTACAATGACCACCCGCCCATGGATCATCTGGATATAGATGGGCACCGTCTGGAAATAGGCCCGAATATCTATATCAAGCCAAGCACCTACACCCTGGGCATTACCGCAGATTACGAGCGCATACTTGCTAACCCCATGTTGTTCATGGAAATGAAACATCGATTGACCGATTAGACCGGCAGCCATAGCCGACTAATATAATATGATTGAAAGAGAGGTAACAATTATGGCAACGATTAAGAGAAACACCCAGAAAAAGGAGAACAAGGGACCCCAGCGCATTGACCACCATTATTCGGTGGGCCGTGTGAAGGAGTTCGACAATGGCGGGATCGTGTTTGATCTGACCATTGACGATATCACCGTCTATGGCTGCCGTGTGGCCTCCGGTACTCACGGTGATTTTGTGAGTTGGCCCAGCCGCAAGGGGAAGGACGATAAGTACTACTCCATCGTCTACCTGCGTTTGACCGAGGACGAGACCAACGAGATCCTGGACAAGGTCTCTGCCGCTCTTGCGGAGCAGTAAGGGGAGGGCCGCAAGGCCCTTCCTTTTATAAGGAGGTGGACAACCCATGAACCTATACACTCCGGAGGGATGGCTTGATATTGACGGGATCCTTGCTTGTGGGCAGCCTTTCATCTTCGTGGTGGGAGGCCGTGGAACCGGCAAAACCTATGGCGCATTGAAGCGGGCAAGGGAGCGCTCGATCATCGAGGGGCGGCGCTTCATGCTGCTGCGGCGCTTACAGTCCCAGGTGGACCTGGTGAATAAACCGGAGTACAGCCCATTCAAGAGTATAGACCGGGACAACACCTATTTGACTGCCTCCAGGCCCCTGTCAAAGTACACCGCGGGATTTTACGAGGCGGACAAGGGCGAGGACGGCAACCCGATCCCAAAAGGTCCTTGCATTGGATATACGGCAGCACTTTCCACGATATCCAATATGCGTGGCTTTGATGCTTCCGATGTGGATTTGATCGTCTATGATGAGTTCATCCCGGAGAGCCACGAGCGCCCATTGAAAGATGAGGCGGCGGCCCTGTTCAATGCCTATGAAACCGTAAATAGAAATAGAGAATTGAACGGCAGGCCACCGGCGCAGCTTTTATGCCTTGCCAATGCTAACGATCTGGGCAACCCGGTTTTCCTGTCCCTTGGCCTGGTGAACCGGGCCGAGCAGATGCGGAGCAAGGGCCGGGAAGTCTGGATAGATGATAAGCGTGGTATTTGTCTAATTATCCTACAGAGATCCCCCATTGGAAACAAGAAGCGGAACACGGCCCTGTATCGTCTGACCGGCGGCACAGAGTTTTCGGAGATGGCCCTGGACAACAGTTTTTCCGGTGAGGAGCGCAGCCGTGTACATCATATGCCGTTGAAGGAGTTTAACCCCATTGTGCAGGTGGGCGAGATCTGCATCTATCGGCACAAGTCGGAGGGCGGTCTATATTATGTATCCACGCATACCACCGGCAGCCCGCCCAGCTATGGGGCCGGGCCGGTGGACCTTCAAAGATTCCGTACCGGCTTCCAGTGGCTTTATCAACAGTATATGCTGCGTCATATCGTATTTGAACAGTATTCTTGTGAGATACTTTTTAAGAAATACTTTTCTTGACAAGATCCGACAATAGAATATAATGGAAGTGAGAACAGGAAACAGCCCCAGGGCAGCCCCGGAAGGGTGGGCAAGCGCTTGCCCAGCGCATGAATGTTTCCTGTTCTTGCCATATCACCTTAAAGGATGGGGGGTGGTGAAATGAAAGTGTATTGTATAATTGTCGGTGCTGCCATTCTGCTTGATATCATCGCAGGACTGCTGAAAGCAAGCTACCAGAAGAATTTCAAGTCGTGCCGTATGCGTGACGGCCTGTATCACAAATTCGGTGAGATTCTGGTGCTTGCCCTCCTCTGGGGCGTGGAGTACGGAAGTCCCCTGGTGGGTGTGGAAACCGGCCTCCCGCTTTTCAAAGCCGGGTGCGGTTATGTAATTCTCATGGAGATCGGCAGCATCATTGAAAATCTTCGGGCGTTCACGCCTGGGATCGATAACATTATTCACAAGACAGGAAAGGAGGACAAAAGCGAATGATTACAAGAAACACAGACTATTCCATCCAGCGCCTGCGTGGCCTGTCCACGGACACCAAGCCAACCGATGTGCCCAACGGCAGCGAGTACCGGGAAATGGACACCGGCAAAAAGTTCCTTTATAGCGCAGCAGGTACGGAGTGGATCGAGCAGCCAGGTTCTGGTGGTTCCGGTGGAGGTGGTAGCGTGGAACCTTTGATCGTGCAGTTAATTGTTGACGGTGGTAATAAAAGAATGGATAAAACATGGCAAGAAATCCACGATGCAATGCTAAGTGGTGTTCCTGCATATGTTTTTGCTGTTGGTACTGATTCCGTTGAAATGTACCCAATTTTACAATGTCTGCTGACTGGTAAAGGATATCTAGTAAACTGGTTAAATGGTTCGCTTGTAATTGCAACTTACTCTGCTATTACACCAAATGATTATCCGACACTAGTTGCATAAGGAGGTCGTCCATGTACAAAATTTTCCTCTCCCCTTCTAACCAGTTCGAGAACAAATATGCGGGCATGAACACCAGCGAGGGGGAGCAGATGGGCAAGGTGGCCCAGGCGCTCCAGAAAGCCCTGGTACGCTGCGGCTTTGGTGTGCTTACGATCCACGATGCCACCATGCAGGCGAAAGTCCATGCGGCTGACCTGTACGGCGCAGACCTGTATATCCCCATCCATTCCAATGCCTGTAATGGTAAAGTAAGCGGCACCCGCCTATTCTGCTGGAGCAAGCAGGGCGAGGGGTTCAAAGCCTGCATAGCAATTTCCAGGCACCTGTTTCCGCTGACCCCCGGCACCAGTGAAAGCATTACCGAGGCCCCGGACCTGTACGAGGTGAGAATTCCCAAGGCACCTACGGTCTATATCGAGGTGGACTTCCACGATGTGCCGGAGGTGGCCCGCTGGATCGTGGACCATATCGAGGAGATTGCCGAGGCGATCTGCAAAGGTGTGTGTGATTATTTCGCAGTTCCCTATGTGGAGCCGAAACCCGCTAAACTCTATCGGGTGCAGGTGGGCGCGTTTAGGAATCGGGAGAACGCCGAGCGCCTGTTGAAAAATCTGAAAGTGGACTATCCCGATGCGTTTATAAAGGAGGACTGATAACTATGACCTTTGAACAGCTTATGAAGCTGCTGGATGCCGGTTTCACCAAAGCGGAGATCATGGCGCTGAATGGCACCCAGGAACCTGCACCCCAGCCGGAGCCGGAACCTGCACCCCAGCCGGAGCCGGAACCCGCTCCCCAGCCGGAGCCGGAACCGGAACCGGAACCCGAACCGGCACCCGCTCCCCAGAATGACCAGGCGGCGATCCTCGCCAAGCTGGAGGAGCTGAACCAGACTATTATCCGCTCCAATATCAACCACAGCAAGCAGCCGGAGACGGAAAGCGTGGATGATATCCTTGCTACCATCATCCGGCCCACATTCAAGAATAAGGAGGAAAAGTAAATGTCTACCAATGAAATGACCTTTAACCAGGTGGCGGCGGTGCTGAACGCAGTACAGCAGCAGGCCACCGGGCAGGCGGCGATTGCCGCCACCAATACCGCCGACTTTGTGACGGCGGCACAGACCACCCTTAAGACCGGCTATGATCCTGTGATGAATGCCATCTCCCAGGTGCTGTCCCGGACCATTTTCAGTGTGCGGCCCTATGAGCGCAAATTCGGCCTGGTGGAAGTGAGCGA